GCGGCTGCGTATTCATTGCGACGGCTATCGAGTTCCTACGTTGGTTCAGCGGTAGAGGTTTACAACGGGAGTTCATACGCGGATATAGGGTTTAATGTATTCGGTGAATTGGATACGGTCGCACTCGCAGCGCATTGCGGTTCAAATAATGGGTTTGTCTCGAAGTGGTATTCACAGACAGGAAGCAACGACGCGGTGCAAACCACGACTTCGAACATGCCGAAGATTTACGACGGGACAACGGGCGTGGTGACGGAGAACGGGAAGCCTGCGGTTTATTTTGATGGAAGTGATGACTCAATCAATACGTCTACACTTACAGCACTAACAAATCCATTCACGGCTTCCACAGTTGCAACTGTGGACGCTTCTGCCGTCAATGACGACCAAGATAGAGTTATACTGAGCAGTGCAAATTCTGCGTGGCAAGCGACTATATTAATGCAGAATAATTATACACCCGATGAATTCCAAGCAGCCGCAGGTCTTTTAGTTAAAACAAATGTTGCGGCTAATAATAGTCAAAACTTGCACACCGTAGTTTTCAATAATTCGTCAAGTGAGTATTTTCTACAAGGTCAGTCTATCTCAACTGGAAACTTTGGAGGGCGAACCTTATCAGGTTATAGTCTTGGCGCAAACGCAGGCACTGGTAACTTTTTCAAGGGTACAGCTCAAGAATTTATAATTTACGACTCCGACCAAGACACAGCAGGCAACCGCGCAGGAATCGAAGACAATATTAACACGTTCTACAACATATACTCATGAACGGCTACATCATAGTCCTACCAACGGACACGCAGACAAGCGAGCGCAGAGCGTACCAAATCACGCGCGAACTGTACAACATCTCACGCCCTGTATTGATACAGGCAGACGGGGAAGCGGCTTCAACCGTGTTCGGGATTATCGTACACCCTGACGGAGTACAGAACGCCTTGCAGGTTGATACGGACTACCTCATCAACGTACACCCAGCAGCGATACTCGAACGCCTTGTCGCTTGCTTTCCTGAGCTGTCGAACGATGAACGCTTCTCTCTGTCTGCATTTGTCCAAACAAATCAGAAGTTCCCGTTCGGTTATATCATCCCAAGCGATGTCACTGTTCGGGATCAAGAGTATATGGAAGAAAACGGTTGGTTCCCTGAAGACCCGGAATAATGAAAGCTATCAAAATCCTCTTTCTCGTAGTCCTCGCAATCGTAGCAATCCCCGTTGGGATTGTTTACTCGTTTGGTGAGTCGCTCTTCTTAATCACCTCAGATATACTCAGAAGCATTTGGAGAGCTATATACCACCTCTTTCGAGACGTGTCGATAATTGTATCGGTAACCGCGTCAAAGTTCCTTAATCGGCTTCTAATGGATTCGGGAGTTCCTTTCGGGAATCATTCCGTTTCGGCTGTCTTGGGAGCCAACCAACGAGAACGAACGCTCACGGGTCTTGGATTATGGCTGACCTTGTTACTCGATAGCATCGAGAAGAACCATTGTCGCAAGGCATCCGAACGCGCAGGGATATGAGCAAAGTAAACGAGACGCTTATCGCGTTTGCAGATGATATCCTCAAGAGTGCGAAGAGGCACCTCGGAGGGCGTAGGATCGGCAAGAATAAGAACTACGGAGTTGCAACGGGTACTCTGAAGCGGTCTTTGAATTACCGCGTCCGGGTACGGGGGAATGAGATAAGAGAAATCAACTTCGGAGCCAAAGGCAAGGCGAAGAATTACGCTCCCTTTATTAGCTTCGGAGTGAACGGTACGCGCAAGAATCAAGGGTCACCCTTCACATTCCGCAAGCAACCGCCGTCTTCTGTCTTTGTGAAGTGGATGAAAGCCAAAGGAATCAAGCTCAGAGATGAAAAGGGACGCTTTAAAAAGCGAACAGAGTCGAATATAAAGTCGGCTGCTTTCCTCATGGCGCGAGCAGTCAAACGGAAGGGAATCGTTGGACTTCGGTTTTATGAGAAAGCATATACGGCAGTCTCTAAACGATACACCAAGAAACTCGGAGCAGCATTCGCAGAAGATATCGCGGGTAAATTCAAAGCAAACCTCGGAAACATAACGATCAAGAACTAATGGCAAACTTCGCCTCCAACCCTTCGGCAACGTTTACGGTAGCAGATCAACATCTCATCTACCAAGCAGAAACAGGAACAACGATCGATGACAACTTTCGTTTTGTTTATACGGTATATAAAGACTCGGTATCATCGTCTAATCTACTTGGTAAATTCTACATCACAGCGAACACGAATGAATATGGTTTTTTCAACCTTTCGGAAGTGGTTCGGGATTTATGCGCTGTCGATGTAAAAGAAGAGGGTTCGAATAACTTGATACACTCTTTCACCAGTAACTACTTCACGAGGAGCAACGACAACATAAATAAATTCATTGTTGGAATTGGCGAGTGGAACGGAACTACCGAGACCCTCGACCAAGCAACTTCAACCATTCATTTGATTGACGGACATTTTCAAATATCCGATGGGTTTGAGCCTTCGTTCTCTGATTATTACGGGACGGCATCTGGAAGGACGTTTTGGCTCACCAATAGAAGGGACGTTTCAAATACCATTACGATAGATGCATCCATCGAAGATCAAGGCGTTGTCGCTTTCTTGAACCGCAGCACGATAAGCCAAGTCGAAGACTTTGTCGTAAAGGTTTACAACTCATCCGACACGCTTCTCGATACAGTTAACATTGCCATCAACACGGCAAATGGCGCACAACTTCCAAGCGCATCAACCCCAACCAAAGGATTCCTCTGTTACTTTGGAATCTATCCGGGGAACATCGCTGAGATTGACGATATATTCAACAACAACCCGACGTGGGCATATTACGAAGTGACTCCGTTCAGCTCGACACCATCTCAGAAAGGGAACACCATTCGCATCAACAACAAGTGTACTCCAGCCAAACAAGCCAGCGTCCAATTAGGATGGACGAATTCGGTCGGGGGATGGGACTACCTTCGCTTTGATGGGAAGAAACAAAAGACGGTTTCACGCGAAGAGAAGACATATCGAAAGCTCGTCGGAGATTACGCGGGTAATGCGTTCACGTTTCAAGACTTTGACAGAGAAATCACGCCATATCAATTGGAAGCGAAAGATACCTATCAACTCAACAGCATCCTAACCATTGAGGAGGTGACCTTGCTTCAATACTGCATGAGGTCAAAGAACGTAATGTTACGGCTTCCCTTTGACGCTAAATTGACGAGCGGCTGGGTTCCGGTAACTATCCAAACGAACTCGATGCAAATCGAAGAGGAGACCGTCTCAAAGGTGTTCATCACTTCGTTTAATGTAGAACTCGCACAGCCTATCCGATGTTGAGTTCGAGAAAAACGTCATTTGTCCCGCTTGGGTACCTGAACGGGACAGTTCTCGAACCCCTAAAAAACTCTTGAGATGCTAAGACTAACACTTGCGGGAAACGAGATTGAACTCTACGAGAACGAGCCTGTGAATCTGAGCTATCAGTTCTCGGATATACAAGACATCAACGCTTCTTCGAGTAGCTTCTCGCAGACCTTTCGAGTTCCCTTGACTAAGAAGAACCAAGATTACTTCGGGGCGGTGAATGAGTTCGGTCTCATTACGACATGGAATCCGAAGGTTAAAGTCGATGCGGAATTGACTTATAACACGATTCCGGTCATGCGAGGTTTTGCCCAAGTGAAAGCGGTATACGTTCAGAAAGGCAGATATGCAGACGTTGAGCTTGTTGTCTTTGGTGAGACGGCTAATCTCTCACGAGATATCGGAGACGGTATGCTCACCGACCTCGATTTGTCTGCTTATGATCACGACTTAAACGCGACAAAGCTGGAGGCTAGTTGGGCGGGTACTTTGTCGGGCGGTGTAATAAAATACGGGATTCCCGATAAAGGGCAGAACTGGACGAGTCAGAATCTTTGGTCTACCAGCAACCCACTGGAACACGGAGATTTCACACCGTATTTCAGAGCTTCAAAGTTATTCGATGAGATACTGACCGAGGCGGGTTATAGTTATGACTCTACTTTTTTAGGTTCAAATCTTGATGATTTATATCTCACTCTGTACAATGGTACTTTAACCCCTGCGAGCAATGTTGTTCAGGGTGCCAATTTGATGCTTGTCGGATTACAATCAAACTTGACCGGACTCAATGCGCATCCCAATTATACAAGTATCACGGGATGGAGTGAATCGACCCCGTTCTTTGACGAGGGTAATCAATTTACAAGCGGCACAACTTTTACAGTACCGTATCGCGCTTATTATCGTTTTCGAATAAACATATTTGGGCGGATGAGTCACGCTAGTAACTCCGTCTCTATGCGACTTTCGAAAAATGGCTCAGAGCTTTTTCAGATTATCGATGATATGGGAAGCGCTGAATTCAATGATTCACAACACGCATTCTTGACACCTGACTTTATACTCGATCAAGGCGATACAATTGAATTTCAATATTTCGTTGATAATTCCTCGCACCCCTTGACGCTTGATGGAAACGGTGAAATAAGCAACCTTACAACGTGGTGGCAAGTGCCTTACATCTCAAACGTCACAAGCGGAAACATAAACGTAACGGGCAACCTCCCGGAGATGAAACAAATCGATTTCGTCTCGGGTCTTCAGAAAATGTTCAACCTCGTATTCATTCCGAATCGTAACAACCCGAAACATCTTTCAATTGAGCCGTTCAATGATTACATGGCAAGCGGGTCTCAGCAGGACTGGTCAAATAAGATAGACCTGTCGAAAGACATCACCCTAGCACCCACGACAGACCTACAAGCGAGACAGTATGATTGGACTCATTCAAATGGTAAGGACCTTGTCAACGACTTGGTGTTTAAAAATGCTTCTCGGGTATATGGAAGGTATCGAGTAACTGACCCAGAAAACGACTTTGCAGCAGGTAATAAACAAATAAAAACCCCGTTTGCACCTCATGTAGTTTCGCGAATTCCTCAAACTGGATATGTCGTTCACAGGATGTTAATTGACACAACCCAAGACGAGAAAACAATTCAAAAACCGCTTCCGCGGTTGGCGTTTTGGAATGGCTTAGTTGCTGGTGCTTTCAGATATCAGAACGACACGAACACCGCCTCGGTTATTGCCTCGAGTTATCCCGCATTTTCTCAATATAGCGAACTGAACGCGTCTGTCGATGATGAAGACTTGAGCTTTGGACAAGAACCTCCGTTTCATACGATTGAGGCATTTCCATTAAATTCTTTATACTATCACTATTGGAGACCGTTCGTGAATGAATTGTATTCTTCAGACGCTCGCAAGCTGACCGCGTTCTTCAGGCTTACACGCTCCGAATTAGCGACGTTCGAATTCTCGGATAAGATTTATATCAAAGACACGTATTGGAGGATTCTATCAATCTCCTATGATGCGACAAGTGAAGACCTCGTAAAGGTTGAACTTTTAAAGGTCTTGGGAGATATTCGAGACTGCACATTCATTCCAACAGGGATCGATAAAGCAACTGGCAAGATTCAGTTCAGCAACCCGAGCGGACAGACGGTGACTCAAGTATCTCGATTATGCTGCGAACGTTACGGATATTTCTACGATAACGATTCGTCCAACTGCTTTCAACCCTTCGAACAATGAGGAATCTTGACAATCATCGTTATATAGGAGAAGCGATTCAATTACTCCAGAACAAAGGCGAGAGGGTTCAAGTCCCGCTTTGGTTCAAGGCTTTGGACGTTCTCATCTCAGTTAGTATCGCACTCATCCCGATAATCACCTTGATATGGCTCGTGAAGAAGAAGTAATCTTAAAAGTATCGGCAGACACAAGCAACCTCGATCGCTCGATTGAAGCCTCAGAAAATGCTGTCAAGGACTTGGGTACTACCGGACAAACGGTTGTCGGTGGGTTGGATAGGTTGACGGGCGGACTTGCTTCGAAGTTTTTAGGAGCTGCCAAAGGGGTTGGTACGTTTATCAAGGGGTTGAACCTTACCAAGGTCGCAATCGCAGGAACGGGAATCGGTGTTCTCGTTTTGGCTTTGGGTTCAATCGTTACCTTTTTCACGAAATCTTTTGAGGGAGCGCGAAAATTTAAAGCTATCCTCGCGGGGTTGTCGGCAGGGGTTCAAGTTATTACAGACCGCTTCTCTTCTCTTGGTAGCGCATTGGTCAACCTCTTCTCGGGTGACATCACGGGAGCAACAGAAGACTTCAGAAAAGCAACAGCAAACCTCAAGGACGAAATACTTCTTGAAACCGCAGCCGCTAAATCATTAGAAGAGGCAAGACAAGCGTTGGTCGATAGACAAAGAGAACAGCTTGTCACCACGGCAAAAGAACGCTCTGAAATTAAGGCGTTGAACCTCATCGCAGAGGACACGACCCAGAACATCAACGACCGAATCGCAGCGGCGGACGAAGCCGGAGCAAAGGAACGCGCACTCTTTGAGCAACGCAAAGCCAACGCAGAAGAAGAGTTGTCACTTCTCGAAGCTCAAATGTCATTGGGCGAGAACTCAGAAGAGGACATTCAAAGGCGAGCTGAATTAGAAGCGGACGTTTTCAACCTTGCGGCAGAGTCTTTAGAACTACAAACGACCCTCCAAAATAAGTTGAATACGCTGAAACTCGAAGCGATCAACCTCACGCGGCAACAATTACAAGCCGAAATCGACCTTGCCAATGAGACGGTCGAAGGGATGCAGAAGCGACAAGAGGAAGAAGTCAAAACTCTGACCGTTACGCAAGAGACGGAGGGTGCGGTTCTTCAAACAAGGACGCAGAACTTCGCGGATCAAGTGCTCGGGTCGGAGACTACGGAGGAAGCTATCCGAAGGCAACGACGAGAGACATTTGAGGACTTCAAAAACGGTGCAGAACTCGCAGGACATCAAGCGTTGGAGTTTGCTTCAATGACCCTTGACATTATGGGGAGCCTGAACACGCTGTTCACCAAAGACGAAGAGAAGAGGGCAAAGCGAAGTTTTGAGATAGGGAAGAAACTTGCTATCGTTTCGACTATTATGAACACAGCCGAAGCCGTAGGGTCTGCACTTGCTAAAGACGGCACCTTCCCCGGGTCTCGGTTTATTGCAGCCGCTGCCGCAGGTCTTGCGGGAGCCGCTCAAGTGGCAACCATCAAGAGACAAGAATTCAACGCGGGCGGTGCAGGTGGAAACGTACAATCTCCATCGGCTCCAAACCTTACCGCGCCATCAACACCACCAACCCCACAACTCGACCTCGGGTTCTTGGGAGCCGGAGCAGGACAAACCGGCTTCAGGAGTTACGTCATAGCCTCGGAAGTATCGAACAGCCAACAGGCAAATCAACGAATAAACGACCAAGCGTCATTAGTAGGATGAACATAATTGAACTCATAATCGACGAAGAAGCGGAGATGTACGGAATCGACGCTATCTCACTTGTAGAACAACCCGCCATCGAGTCTGACTTCGTAGCTCTGAAGAACGAACAGATACAATTCAAAACCCAAGACACGGAGAAGCGTCTTGTCATGGGTGCGGCACTCATTCCAGACAAACCCATCTATCGAAAAAACGGGGAGGAGGAATATTACGTGTATTTCTCAAAGAAGACCGTCCGACGGGCGATGGAACTCTACTTCCAAAACGGGAACCAAGCGAACGCGACCCTCGAACACGAGCATACGTTAAACGGCTTGCACGTTGTCGAGAGTTGGATCGTCGAAGGAGAGCAGGACAAATCCCGAATGTATGGACTCGATGTCCCGGTCGGTACGTGGATGGTCTCAATGAAGGTCGATAACGACGCGATATGGGAGAAGTACGTAAAGGAAGGCAGCGTCAAAGGGTTCTCGATTGAGGGATTCTTCACCAACAAGTATGAACTCGCAAAGGCAACCGTCAAAAAGGACAAGCGATATAAAGACGGGAAGCGCGTCGATATGGAGTCTTATAACGATTACCCCGACGGAGTGAAGAACAACGCAAGGAAGGCGGTTGAATACGCTGAGAAGAACGGGTGGGGGTCATGCGGGACGGACGTAGGAAAGCAACGAGCAAGCCAACTCGCAAAGGGTGAGAATATCAGCGTCGAAACGATCAAGCGCATGAGGTCTTATCTGATACGTCACGAAGCCGACCTTGAATCGTCAACCTCATTCTCTGACGGATGCGGGTATCTTATGTATATGGCATGGGGTGGGAAGGCGGCTCTTCGTTGGTCGGAATCCAAACTCAAGGAATTGGAGCTTTTGTCAGCTATCGAAGTCGAACTTGGATTGGAACACCTCGAAGAGTTGCTTCATATGGTTACGCAAGTCATAAGCGATGAACAGGCCATAATCAATGACCGTCTCGCGTACTCAACAGAAGCCGCGGCACAAAAAGCGGCAGAAGATATGGGTCTCGAAGGAATTCATTCACATGAATTAGACGGCAAAACGTGGTACATGCCGGGAGCTACTCATGAACTCAAAATTTAAGTTTTTTAAAAAAATCAATTAACGAGTAAGGATTAAGGTTCTGAAATCGTTATATATAAAAACCCCAGAAGATGACTCTGAAAGAACGCATCTCCGACATCTTTGAAAAGTACAGCGTCGAACTCGCTGTCGAAGAGAAGGAGGAACCAAAAGAAGTCGCATTTGCGACGGCTGTCCTCGAAAGCGGACAGGAAATCCAAACCGACGCGGACGCATTCGCTGTCGGTGTTTCTGCTTTTGTCGTGAATGACGAAGGCGAACGAATCCCTCTCCCGGATGGAGACTATAAACTCCAAGACGGCTCGATGCTCGTAGTAGCAGAAGGCGCTGTCGCTGAGATGAAAGAGGCAGAAGCCGAAGTCGAAGCCGAAGAGGAGAAGGAAGAAGAGATGAAGGCTGAAGAAGTAACTGAAGAGGTTCAAGCATCATCTGAGGTGTTGACTCGTGAAGCTGTTGAGGGCATGATCGCCGAAGCTATCGAAGCAACGAAGAAAGAATTCTCTTCACAAATTGAAGAGCGGGACGCGAAGATCACGGAGTTGAGCAAGCAAGCCACCCCGAGCATCCCACGCGCGCCAAAGATGGAAGCACCCGTTTCCGTCGATTTGAAAAGTTTATCAATCCAGGAGCGCGTTGCCGCGATCCACAATCAATTCTCTAAATAATGGCTAACGCTACAGTAGCAGTCGGCACCTATGCTGGCGAAGCGGCACGTCCTTACGTTGCCGCAGCGATTTTGTCTGCTGACACTCTCGCAAACGGTTACATTTCCGTTCTTGAAAATGTTCATTCGAAAGCGGTTCTCCGCAAGTTCTCAGGAGCAGCAATCCAAGCCAACGACGATTGCGCATTCACAACACCTTCCGCAGGTAAATTGACTTTGGGTGAAGCTGTTTTGGAAGCATCTGCTTTGAAAGTCAACGAGCAAGTTTGCAACGCTGACCTACGAGCGACTTGGGAATCTGCACAGATGCGCGGACAATCTTCAGCGGCTCCCGCTGACTTCACTTCTTTCGTTGCTCAATACGTAGCCGCCAAGGTTGCTGAGGGAATCGAGCGCAATATCTGGCACGGTAATTACAACCACACCGACGGAGGTACCGATGGTTCATATACATCTTTCGATGGAATCTGCGCGAAGTTGGTAGCAGGAACACCGGGAGATGAAGACTTGTTGACAGGTGCAACGTCAGCCGCAAACATCTTGGCGCGCATTGGCGGTCTCGAAGTTCCTTCGGTTATCGCAGGAGACCCTAACACGAAGCTGTTCATGAGCCGCGCGATGAAGCAGTTGTATTACAACGCTTTGGCTGACACGTATAACTTGCCATTCCACGCAGAAGGGGCTGCAAGCAATTACAACGGCTATGAGATTATTACACCGGGCGGAATGCCGAACGACACTTTCATCTTCGCAAAAGGTGAAAACCTGTACTTCGGAACTAACCTTCTAACTGACCACATCCAAGCGTCTGTCTTGGATTTGACAGGGGTAACGGGTGACGATGTTACTCGTGTAATCATGCAATTCTCAGGAGGTACACAAGTCGTTGACTTGGACTCTGTTGCCATTGCTCGTCGATCATCCTAATTCATTCGGGGAGGGGCGTTAAATCCCTCCCCTAAATTCCTCAAATATGGCTTGTACATTAACAATCAACGGCAGGGCGTTTCCCTGCAAGGATAAGATCGGAGGAATCAAGCGCGTCTGGATTAAACAATTCGCGTCGGATGACTGGGTAAAGACAGGGGGCGCGGTTGCCGCGAACGCTTCGGGAATTACGCTCTTCGGTTTTGAGATTACAAAGAACAACGGATCACTTCAACAGAGCGTCAACGCTTCCGTTGAGAATGGGACGGTTTTTTACTCTCAGGTTCTCGAGTTCTCACTTCCAAACCTGACAGTTGGAGACAACCAAGAGGTATCGGACTTGCTTCGTAACCGCTTGACTGTTCTCGTTCAAGATGTGAATGATAATTATCTCGCGATGGGAGTCACGACTGGTGCTGAGGCAACAGGCGGAACGGTAGGAACGGGAACGGCAAAGGGTGACTTCAACGGCTATCAAATCCAATTGACAGCGGAAGAGGCTTCCCCAGCAGCGTTTGCAGACCCAACCGATGCCAACTTGACTTTGACGGCTGGTTCGTAATTGATTTTCTTTGGTTAGAATATAAAGGAAGGGGGAGGGCATATGCTCTCCCTTTTTCGATTCATCATGATACACCTCAACCCAAACAGCTCAAGTCCTCAGTCCATTTATTTGACTCTCTCGGAGATGCGGAAGGACTTTGCCACGTTTACGAATTACCTTGTCCTCTTTCAATCAATGGCATCGAAAGAGAATTACTATTTCATCGGCAACGTGGACACTGACAATCCCCGATATACTACCCTTGAAGTATATACAAATCAAGACAGCGCAACCGATGGGAAGGTTCTTCTCACTGAGAGCGGTCTTTACACTTACAAAGTATGGGGTCAAAATTCGTCGACTAACTTAGACCCAACGAATGCCGTAATTGTTGCACTTATCGAACAAGGGACTCTCAATGTATCGGGTGCGACAGGATACGACATCCCATCAATCACAATCCCGGATAATATCATATATTACCAATAATGGAATTAATTCAACTCAACCAATACGAAGAGCGATCCTATCGGGAGACAGCAAACAAGATGGGCTTCGTCAATTACGGAGATGACAACCTCTTCCCGCAATACCTCGTCGACCTCTATCATTCGTCTGCTACTCACAACGCATTGTCAACAACTATTGCGATGATGATATTTGGTGAAGGGTTCGACGCTACGACGCTCGATGGAAGGCTCGCTTTTGACCAATGGAATCTAAACGACGAACTCCGCAAGGCGTGTCTCGACTTTAAGATTCAAGGCGGGTTTGCTCTTGAGGTGAATTGGAGTATCGACCGAACGACTATTGCCAACGTCTCACACCTCCCTTTTGAGAATATCCGATCGGGGTTTGTCAATGAAGACGAGAAAGTCGAGTACTATTATTACTCAAAGGATTGGAACGATAAGCGCGAAGAGCCTTCGGAGATATGCACGTTTAACCCTGAGAGGAATATCGAACACCCGACTCAAATACTTTATGTGAAGCCGTTCTCTCCGGGGTCGTTCTACTATCCTAAACCCGACTATGTTGGCTCGATTAATTACATCGAACTCGACAAAGAAATCGGGGTTTATCACATCAACAACATGAAGAACGGGATGAGTCCTTCGTTCTCCATACACTTTAAGAACGGCATCCCACCCCAAGAGGAAAGAAACCGAATCCGAATGGATATCGAAAGACAACTCAGCGGAGCAAGCAACGCGGGGAAGTTCATTGTCACGTACTCAGACGATCCCGATAGAAAGCCAGACTTTGAGCCGTTTCAATTGTCGGACGCTCACAATCAATATCAGTTCCTTTCGGAAGAAGTTACCTCAAAGATTATGGTCGGACACCGTGTGACTTCTCCGCAGATGTTCGGGGTTGCGGTACCGGGTAAACTGGGAGGCGGTGGAGAGCTTGAGACAAGCGCAGAACTCTTTGAAGAGAATGTCATCTCAGGTTATCGCGAGGTCGTTGTTGAGTCGGTTTATACGCTGATGCGAGCCGCAGGAATCGACGCGAATATTCAACCGATCGGAGCAGCTGTAGAAGAAGCCAACGTCGAACAATCATATACAGGTATTCAAATCAGCTCAGCGGTTGACGTTATCTCGAAGGTTGGAACTGGAGAACTCACCCGCGCTCAAGCGATTCAAATCCTTGTCTCGATGCTTGGGTTCGGTTTAGAACAAGCCGAAGCCATGTTCGAGAAAGACATTCAACTATCGAAAGAGAAGGGGTGTTGCGAATTGTCAAGCGATGAAGTCAACCTCGATGGATGCGTCGACTATCTCACCGACAAAGGCGAAGAGATGTCGGATGAATGGGAATTGATAGACGAATCTCCCGTTGATTACGACCTTGAGAAAGCACGCGATGCGCTGTGGGCATTTGCAAGTGTACCTTCTTCGAATCCCAACGGCAAGAGCGAACAAGATACTGAGATCATCAAAGTTCGTTATACGTACGCTCCCAAGTCCACGCAAGAGAACTCTCGCGACTTCTGTAAAAAGATGGTTGCCGCTGGCAAAGTTTACCGCAAGGAAGACATCGAGGCGGCTAGCTTGCGAGCTGTAAACCCTGGACTCGGTGCGGGAGGTAAAGACACATATGACCTTTTCTTATTCAAAGGCGGGGCGAGGTGTCACCATTACTTCAGCCGCCAAACATACTTACGAAAGAACAACAAGAAAATCTCGGTCAACCAAGCGAAGAAACTCATCCGAGAAGCGGGAGTCGATGCGAAGCGATTACCTGAGAACGATAAGCGAGTTGCACAACGTCCCATCGATATGCCGAACGAAGGCTTCATAAATCCCCGATAATGTCACTACAAGCAGAAGTCCTCTTCGTGAATCCGGATTACATCAAGCGGATCACCAACATAAACGGAAGCATCGAAGACGCTTACCTCGTTCCTTCGATTATTCTATCTCAAGACAAGTACATCCAACTCTATCTCGGTACCGACCTCCTCGAGAAGCTGAAGACCGATATCTCGGGCGGTGGGTTGTCGGGCGATTACGCTACTTTGATGAATGACTACGTTCGAAAAGCTACCCTTTGGTGGTCGATGGTTGAACTGATCCCATCTCTTTACGTCAAGATGGACAACGGCTCGCTCGTTTTAAGGGTATCTGAAGACACTCAAAGCATCTCACCGGACGATTTACATAGGGAAGTAGAAAGAGCGCGTCAGAACGCCCAATTTTACACTTATAGAATGTATCAATATCTCTGCAACAACTCGTCTCTCTTTCCTGAGTACAGTTCAAACACGGGTGCGGATATGCTCCCACAACCAGCGGACTACTTCCAGAGCGGGATGAGCATCAGTAGCGGAGGCGTTCCGAATATCGTTGACCTAAAACAGTTTTTCGGATGAGAAAGAGCCGGAAAGAAAATATAACCTTATTGAAAAAGTTCCTCGATGACCTCCACCGAAATCATACTAATGTTACTCCCAAGCGCGGTCGCGATCGTGGGGGTGTGGGTAAATCTAAACCGTGAAATTGAGAAGCTCAAGGGGCGAATCATTCGCGTGGAGAGCGACAAAGACGAACTGAAAGACATGATGAAAGAAGTAGTCAAGGCAGTTCATAAGATCGAACTAATGCTTGCAGAACGATGAGACACTTCAAGTTAAGCGAATTCGATTCACCCGATGCACCCGGGTCGGGTCGTATGATGGACAGAGGCTTCCTTCGGTTGCTCGACGAAGCTCGAGACTGCGCTTCAATTCCGATTCGTATTTCGTCGGGATTTAGAACGGTAGATTATAACCGCTCCCTCATTGCTAAAGGTTTACCCGCTTCCCGTAACTCTTCGCACCTTCTCGGACTCGCGGCAGATATTGAAGTCACGAATTCCCAAGAGCGTTTTATCATCATCGATGCGTTGATGGAAGTTGGAATCAATCGGTTGGGGATAGGCAAAAATTTCATACACTGTGACGTTGATGAGATGAAACCCGAAAACCGAATCTGGACATATGCATGAACTAATAACCAAAGACCGGGACATTCACGTTCTCCCGTTCGACTTTCAGAACTTCGAAGATGTGCGAAGTGTCTACCTTATTTCAGACGTTCACTTCGATTCTATCAAATGCGACCGCAAACTCTTCTTCAAGCACCTCGACAGGGCAAAAGCAGAGAACGCGGTTGTTTTGATATTGGGCGATTTGTACGATTTGATGAATATGAAGTTTGACCCTCGCGGTTCTTACGACTCTCTGCGCCCTGAACTCAAAGCGATGGCGTATATCGATGAGGTCATAAAGGACTGTACCGATAAACTCGAACCATACAAGGACATCATCAAGCTCATCGGACAAGGAAACCACGAGACCAACATCACGAAACGACATGGCGTTGATCCTATACAACGAACCGTCGGCATCTTAAACGCGAACGGTGGTAATATCATTGCTGGTTATTACGCGGGGTGGGTTATTTTGAAATGTAGCATGAAGGGAAAAGGCACCCGAAGGAGTTACCCGCTTCATTATCATCACGGGTACGGAGGCAACGCCAAACGCTCGAAGGGTGTATTAAATGTAGACATTGATATGAAGGACTACCCGCAAGCGGTTATCATTGCACGCGGGCACACGCATCAAAAGTGGTATGTTCCCGTTATGCGCGATGTACTTACCTCCAACTTTAACCACGGACAAGAGACCGTTCACGTAGTACAGACGGGATCATACAAAAAGAAAGACCGTTCAATCGGGTGGGAAGTCGAGAAAGGCTTCTCGGTTCCGAGGTTGGGCGGTTGGAAGTTTTCAATCAAGCCTCACGGCAAATCATACGACATCCAATGCGAGGAACTCCACTAAAAGAAACGAAGCTCGGTAAATGGTTCAAAGAGAAAAGTCCGAAGGTCTTCAACCTAATAGCGGAAATTGTCCCCGGTGCGGACGCGCTCAAGGCTCTCAATGCTCTAATCGACAACACCGAAACCAGCGACGAAGAAAAGACAAAAGCGAAGCTGTTGATGGAGGAGCTTGAGACAGCGGACAGAGCCAACGCAAGAAACCGAGAGATTGAGATAACGAAGAATCTTGGTCAACGCGATTGGATGCAGGTCTTTGTTGGTTCGGCAGCTATGATCATCGGAATCGTTATGGTTGTTTGGGCGAAGACCGGGGTTCAAGACAAAGAGATCTTTTTTCATATCCTCGGGTTCGCTGAAGGGACTCTTGTTGGGCAAGTCGTGAATTATTATTTCGGTTCTGCGAAAAAGTAGTATATTTGAATCTGCTTTGTTGGGTGTAGACTACCCAGTGTTACGTTTGTTAGGAGGGAGGCTCAACGGGGTCTCCCTCTTTTTTTGCGTAAAAAAGAAAAATAATTTGCTTTTATGCTTGGATAACGAAATAAGTTGCGTATCATTGCCCCATGAACAACAACAAACAAACAGCACTGAAGCAAGCGTTTTTGACCTTGCACGCTCTCCGAGAAGAGCAACCAACAACCCATCGTCTCACACGTACCGCGCTACAAATGGCGATGGACATCGTAGAAGAAAACATCGAGCAATGAACAAATTACCAAAGGTTGGAGATATTGAAGTAATCATATCATTATCTACAAAAAAAGAGGAGTATCAAGTAGTAACAGACGTGAGACCACCTAACAAAATAGAATCCAAGTTCTTTCCACATCAAAAATTTGTGAGGGTGTTTAAGACTTTCAAAACACTTGCAGATGCGAAGCAGTTTGCAAAAACCGTAAAAAAATGATCCATACACAACAAGAAAATTGGGTCACGGGTAAGACGCATACTCGCTCCGCGTCAGCATACCGAACAAGTATCTGGACACCCGTTGACGAAGACGATTTAAACGACAACCGACAGAAGTATATTGATGCGGGTTGGCAGTCGTATCTGTGGACAAAGGGTTACGGAGGAGGAGACAAGCACTTCCTTTCCAAGCTACCACGGGACGAGTTCAAGGAGCTCATCTACGTCAAGATGGATTATCCAAACTTCTGTTTATTCTATGACATCAATGAATGAACTCCGACCCGATGCATTCGCGTTCTACAAATGGGCGCAGGCAGAACACAACTCAGAAGATATCGATCGCCTTATCTTCGACCTTGAATCGACACTCGAACAGTTAAACAAAGCAATCAATGAGAAAGCCAATATGTGTCCGAAGTAGCGTGAACGTAAATCCCGCGAAGGACTACAACGACTTCGCCCAAAACCTAAGAGATGAAGACGCGGAATTCGATCGCCTCATCTCTCAACTCAAAGAATCCATCCGCAGAGCGCGGACGAAATAAATCCCTAAAACCAAAGAAAATGGGACAATCTAAAATCAAGACCATTCAACCGAATGGCACCTATGACAGCCAGAACGGCTTGATGTACAAGTTCGAAATCGAACTCGAATCCGGAGACAGCGGAGAAGTATCTGCAAAGAGCGAAAGCCGTTGGAGTGTCGGAGACGAAGTAGAATTCGAAGTCACCCCCTCGAAGTGGGGAGATAAGATGCGACTGACGAAACCGGGGTTCACTCCGAATCAATCGAAGGCAAACAACCCTGACATTCAAAAGAGGATTGACGCAAGTTGGGCAATCGGTCACGCCATCAACCAAGAGAGCGACCCTGAGAAGATTCTCGAAGCGGCTGAGTTCCTCTTGTCTATCCGTTCAACCCTAATCTCAAAGCTATGAATTGGACACTTCAAGAAGACAGACAACTCGTTGACACGATCAACCGCAACATCTACCGAGACAGCAAGCGTCCCATTCAATGGAAGAATATTCGACCGATGGAACGACACACAGTGGCGGGGATGCAAACGCGATGGGCAAAGTTTATCCAACCCGATTACAACTTCAACGGCTATCGATACACGCCTAAGAAGAAATCGTCCAAGAAGAAGGTGTTGAATAAGCGAATCAAAGTCTCACGCTCGTTCCTTTGGGGAGCGGTAAAGGTTACGCGGTATGAATAATATAAAGCTCTTTATCGTTAGGAACTACGGTTCTACATTGACAGCAGCAAAGACGCTGGATGTCACACCCAACACCGTTCGTAATTGGTGCGGACGCAATCCCCGTAATATCCTCAAGCACCTCCCAGAAATATCTGAGACGTGCGGAGCGACATTTGCGGAAATCGTCGAAGAGGTTTTAATATGTGAAAGAGAGGGGGTCGAATGACCCTTTCTTTTTCCTCATTAACTTTGACGGAATGAACGGAATATGGATCCCCCAAGAGATTTGGTTGTTGGATGACCTCTCTCCCATGCAAAGAATTCTACTCTCTAAAATTCACGCGCTCAGTCACAAAGACGGATCGTGTTGGGCGGGAGATGACTTCCTCGCTGAGTCTCTTGGGGTCTCTTCTCAGTATATCCGCAAGATGCGCAAAGACCTTTGCGAGACCGAACACATCAAATGCGAAGGGTACGGTCACCGAAGGAAGATGACAGTTCTCGTAGAAGCAACAATCGGAACAAGCAACGATAGGAACAAGCAACAATCGTTGCAAGAAGAAGCAACTATCGTTGCAAAAGTTGCAACTACTGTTGCAAAAGAAGCAACTACAGTTGCGCAGAGTATAGAGAAGAGTCAAGAGAAGAGTATAGATGGAGTTAAGAGAGTACGTTTCAAGGAACCAAGTTTGGAAGAAGCGATGAATTCGTTCGAACTTGCGGGATCATCTCGCGACGAAGGCGAGAAATTTTGGAACTACTACGAAGCAAACGGATGGAAAGCCGGCAGAAACAAGATGAAGAATTGGAATGCTGCTGCGCGAAACTGGATAAAACGAAGCAATGAATTTACAACAAACAAAAAAGCAACTCCAAAGCAACCGAGCCAAGACCAGCTTACAGCATATCTCAAGCACGGGCATCTTTAAACCCACCAACGAACAGGCGTGGGCAGGAACTAACATTCTGACCAGCCTCCGACACCATCCCGAAGAGACTCGGGCGGCAGTCGTGACCATGATCAACAAGACGGTTCAATTCATAGACGCAAAGAAGACCCTTCACTCATTCGAAGACATGGCACTTTGCGCAGAAACTATCTTTGAAGTCTTCCCGGTTTTGAAACTCGAGGAGCTTCGCTTAATTTGCGAGAGGATGAAACAAGGATATTACGGCAATTTCTACGAGCGACTCAAGATTCAGGAGTTTCGCGACTGCATCATTAAGCACGAAGAAGAACGAGCCGCCATTCTTGAACAACAACATAAGACGGTGACACGAGGAGCCGAAGACCCCAAGAACGTAAAGCCTTACGATCCCGAAGAAGCTCGACTCAAATGGCGCATGAAGAACAACCCCTTCTTGATACCCGGAAAGAATGACAGTAGCGAAAGCGAAAGCGAAGCTCGATAAGATATTCTCCCAGTTCATCCGAATTCGCGCGGTCAACGATGAAGGGTGGGGAGAGTGCTTCACTTGCGGGCGCTTACGATTCTACAAGAACGCGGACGCTGGGCATTTCATGGTACGGCAAAAGATGCCCACCCGCTTCGATGAACTCAACGTTCAATTTCAATGCAAGGCTTGCAACGGATTCGAAGGGGGAGCACAATACGAATTCGCGAAACGTCTCGACGAACTACACGGAGAAGGGACAGCGGATTACCTTGTTCGGTTAAGCAACGAAACGAAGCGATTCAGTGTTCACGAATTGGAAGACCTTTGCAAAATATACAAGAAGAAAGTCGATGAACTCAGGAAGTCGAAAGGGTTGGAATAGCTTCTTAACGAAGCATTATTCAAAACTTGTTCGAATCGCTCGACGATGGACGGACAGCCCTTCCGACCTTGTACATCACACGTATCTTCGATGTGTAGACAAACGCTTTCCCGATGGGGATAATGACAACCCGCTCGGGTACTTTGTGAAAGCGATGTACACCGAAGCCACACGAGGAAAATTTAAAGACTTATATCACGTCACCGATGCTGACCCCAAAGAACAAACCTTCGAAAGCGATTGGACGAAAGCCATCCAACGCGAACAGATGCAACTCATCCTTGACCGCCTATCGTGGTTCGATAGAACTATCTTCTCTCTATACCTGCAAGGGTGGAACATGGCTGACGTATCTCGACGGTCTGGCGTTGGAGAATCGACCCTTTATCGCTCACTACACATCACCCGAAAAATCCTGAAAGATGTTCTTCGTAACGGCACAAAAGAGGACTGACCGACTCACGATCTGCAACGCTTGCGAACACTTCGTCGAGAAGACCAAGAGTTGCGGAGACCTCGTGACAGAAGCCTTCACCGACTCGAAGTTGTGCGGATGCCATATGCCCACGAAGACACGTCTCAAGGTTGCGTCTTGTCCTCTCGGTAAGTGGGAAGCAGAAATAAAACAAGCAGACATCGACGCGATCAAGACATTTCTTCAGACAGAGAACCAATTCAGAACAAACGGACAACTCGCGAAGCTCTATTCGAAGGTGACAGGAACAAACACCCAAGCAAGTCAATGCAGTTCGTGCAACCGTCGGATGCTTCAGGAGCTTCAAAAACTAGTAAACGAAACAGAATGAGTTACACTACAACGGAACGCGAGAAGATAGCGGAGAACATCCGCCAATTTCTTAAACAAGACCAGAAAGAGAAATTTGAACATCAGCACTTCGGAGGCGATCCCTTCTTGGTGAAGCGGGTTCTTCCCATAACCCAATACGACAAAGAGACCCTCGAGAATATCGCACGAGATGTTGAGGGCAGAATCTTACACCCATGAAAGTCCTCGAGTTATTTGCCGGGAGCCGCTCGATAGGCAAGGCGGCTGAATCGTTAGGGCATGAAGTTTTTAGTTCTGATATCAACGACTTTCCCGGAATCGATTACCTCTGTGACGTTCTTATGTTTGATGTAAAACAGATGCCATTTCAGCCTGAAATGGTTTGGGCATCTCCTCCATGTACTGGATTCAGCGTTGCCGCTATTGGTCACCATTGGACAGGCGGACGCGGAGCATATATCCCAAAAACAGAAACCGCAAAACTCGGAATCCAACTTCTCAGAGAAACGCTTCGAATCATTGACGAAATCAATCCGAAGGTTTGGTTCATTGAGAACCCTCGGGGATTGATGCGAAAGATGCCAGAGCTTGAAGGCAAACATCGAAAGACGGTCACTTATTGTCAATACGGTGACACCCGAATGAAACCCACGGATATATGGACGAACTCCCGCACATGGAATCCGCGCCCCATGTGCAAGAATGGCGCACCGTGTCACGAGGCAGCACCGAGAGGTAGTCGGACAGGTACGCAAGGACTCAAAGGCAACTATGAGAGAAGCAAAATTCCGAACGATCTTTGTATCGAGATAATAAAAAGCGCATCTTTGACGATATGAGAAACGCAAGAAAAGCCCTCCTCCATGCGAAGAACTTCCTTCTCATCACGGAGAATGACAAAGCAATTCGACTCCATGCCGGGGACGACCCCGCGACTTTACTTCTAACCCTAGCCGTTCATAATGCAGACTTCCGATATACCCTCGAAGCCGTCTTGGAACAAGCCAATGAAACTCTCAGCGATAAGGGAGAATCCCCGGAATCCGAGGACGATTAAAGAGGAGAGGTTCGACAAGCTCGTTCAATCAATCCGAGAGTTCCCCGAGATGCTCCAAGCACGACCCATCGTTGTCAACCCCGACATGGTTATAATCGGAGGGAACATGAGATTCAAAGCGTGCAAAGCAGCGGGACTCAAAGAGGCTCCGGTCTATGTCGCTACATGGGGCGAACTAAAAGACCGAGAGTTTACGATAAAGGACAACACCAACGCAGGAGAACACGACATGGATATTCTCGCGAACGAATGGGATGCAACCGAATTGAACGATTGGATGCTTAACGTATGGGATCCCCAAGAGGAACCCGAAGAGAAAGAAGAAAAAGTCAAATGTGAATTATGCGGTAAATAATGGAAGCACTTAAGACCAACACATCCAACACTAAAAAAGAGGCTATGTTGGAAGCCTTGGAGAAGTCGCTTGGTATCGTCTCCACAGCCGCGAAGATGGTTAGGATTGATCGCTCGACCCATTACGCATGGCTCAAGTCAGACCAAGAATATAAGAGCGCGGTCAACTCCATTCAAGACGGTGTCCTCGACTTCGCAGAATCGCACCTTTACAAGCTCGTGAAGGAAGGCAACCCAGCCGCGACTATCTTCTTCCTCAAGACCAAAGGCAAGAAGCGCGGATATATCGAACGACAAGAGATAGAGGTAACAGAGAAAAAGCCGCTCTCGTGGTTGGATAGCTAAATTTATTTGGTATATTTGACAAAACAAACGAGCATGAATCTTCATCTTTACAGCGTACCGGGTTTATTGGGTTTACTCCGAAGTAGCAAGGCAGACACAAAGAAAATTATCGAGGAGGAGATACAGAAGAGGGAAAAACAAAACGGTAGAAAGTACCCTCGTCCTTGGTGAAACTCCCCGCGACATATTACCACGTCAAAGAATGCACGTCGAAGATTCAAATCCACCAAGGCGGGACACGATCCGGAAAGACGTACTCCATCCTGACCGCACTCATTGAGCTTTGTCACAAGAACTCGGGTCTCGTTATCACCATATGCCGAAAGACATTCCCAGCACTTCGTGCAACAGCGATGAGAGACTTCTTTGAGATACTCAACAACGAAGACATATACAACCCCGACCTCCACAACAAGAGCGACGCGACCTATCAACTGTGGGGTAACATGGTTGAGTTCATAAGCATCGACCAACCGCAAAAGGTAAGAGGACGCAAGCGAGACGTTCTATTCATCAACGAAGCCAACGAGATAAACCTCGAAGATTGGCGGCAACTCCTCCTACGAACTACGGGAAGGGTCTTAATCGATTACAACCCATCAGACGAATTCCATTGGATCTATGAAGAAGTCATCCCACGAGAAGACGCAGAGTTCTTCCGAACCACGTACAAAGACAACCCGTTCTTACCAGAAAGTGTGGTCATGGAAATTGAGCGGTTTAAAACAGCAGACGAGAACTTTTGGAAGGTTTACGGTCTCGGAGAACGAGGCACCGCACAAAGCACCATCTTTACCCACTGGAAAGAAATAAACCAAATACCCAATGAATTTAAATTCCTCAACATCGGACTGGACTTTGGATATACAAACGACCCAACCGCAATCGTCCGAGTCTATACAGACGGGCACGGGTTCGCAGTCGACGAACTCTGCTACGCGACTCGACTTACTAATTCAGATATATCAAAAGTCCTCAGAGATAATCAAGTCAATCGATCGGATGTTGTCATCTGTGACAGCGCTGAACCAAAGAGCATCGACGAGATACACGCTCACGGATTCAATACTCACGGAGCAAGAAAGGGAAAAGATTCGGTTAAAAATGGAATCCAGTTCCTCCATTCGCGACCGCTTCTTGTCACGGCTCGGAGTGTGAACCTCATCCGGGAGCTTCGCAATTACAAATGGAAGGAAGACAAGAACGGGAAGCAACTCAATGACCCGGTCGATTCATTCAACCACGCTATCGACGCGATGAGGTACGCGATAACATTCAACCAAACAAACCCGAACTTCGGCTCTTACGCTATCGGGTAAGGAAACCAAACAAATCAAGTTATTAGAATGATGGAACTCAAACTCCCGCACCGATGGTCGGATCTCTCACTCGGAGAACTCCAAATCATGATGACCGCAGACAACCCCCTCGAGAAGATATCCATCTGCTCGGGGTACTCGGTGGAGAAACTCAGGGCAATGCCTCAGAAGCTCATAGAAGCCGCCTCAGCGCATTTGGATAATCTCCTGACCCAAGAGACCGCACGACACGAGAAAGTCGTTCAGATGGACGGAAAACGCTTTGGCTTTATTCCGAGCTGGGATGAGTTTACAGCGGGGGAGTGGATCGATATGGAAAACCACCTCGAAGACTTTTGGAAGAACGCTCATAAAATTACCGCTCTCCTCTATCGAGAGGTGACTTACGAACTCGGAGACAAATACGAGATAAAGAAGTACAGCGCCAAAGAAGACGCGAGTATATTTGAAGAGATGCCAGCGGACTTGGTATCGGGGATGCTGCTTTTTTTTTGGACTTCCAGAAATCAACTGCTTCACGATATGCAGTTCTCTTTGCTGGAGGTGGCGGACAAAGCGATCCAGTCGGTGAAAAATGGGGATGGTACCATCTCCTCTATTCCCTCTCAGGAGAAGACATCCTCAAGATGGACACGATTACGGAACTCCCTGTCCAAGTCATCTTCCAGCACCTCAGTTATTTAAAAGACAGAAGCTCACATGATCACGTTTAACAACATCGTCGAAAGGTTTGAAGACTTCGCAACAAGTCATTTCTTTATCAAGAGCTTCTCTTTCGGCTCTCCGGATGACGTAGACCTCGCAAAGTTTACCGAGTTCCCCCTCATGCATTTGGTTTACACCGGTGCAACGTACGACAGCGGGACGAAGACTTACAACATCGAGGTTTATATCTTGGACGTACCCGCAGATAAGACGGATAAAGTAGAACGACAACGGGAGGTCGTATCGGATGCGGAGCAATGCGCGGAGGACATTATCGCAGACATCCGCATGGGTGGGAATATCTTCACCTTTGCCCAAGATTATGAGGTCGTAAACGCTACAACAACCCCACTCGAAGAAGAGACGAAGAATGTCCTCTCGGGTGTTCTCTTGGATTTGTCTGTTGAGATCCCTTACGAGTGGGACGCTTGCAATGCTCCAATTGATGGGGTAACTCCTGAAGGCGGCACCGAACCCGCTTTTGCTCGACGTGGGTTCTTGCGTATGTTGACGATTGACGGTGCAACCGATGTCCTTAGCGTTCGCACTATCAACGTAACCAACGGCACCCTTACTGATGATGGAGACGGGGTTGTCACTCTAAACACGGGAGGAGCGGAAACGCTCGACGATCTATCCGATGTTGATATCAATACCCCGGTTCAAGGGAGCGTCATATCTTACAACTCAGGTGTTCAGAAGTGGATGGTCAACAACGGACTCCAAGAGCTTTTGACACGTTTCAAAGCCAGCGGAACAGGGGCGCAAGTCTATGACACCCTAAACGATACGACAAAGGGTTATATCGATATACTCGCATCGAGTGCAAAGATGAAGGTCAACCACTCGGGATTGACTGTGAGTGAGGCAAGTCCTGGGGTTATGTCGTTCACGGTTGCAGCGGGTACCGATGGGAACGAAGTCGAGTTCGAGGCTATGACCATCGAAGGAAGCGACGCTCTTTCTACGATCGCAGATGTAAACTTCAAGCAAGGAGCGTTAACGTATTGGGAGAACGCGACGGGCAAGATTTGGCTTCGCGCTCCTAACGCTGGCAACATCACAGTTATTCTTCCAAGCTCAGCGGGTACGCTTGCACTCACAACCGATATCCCGAGCGTTCCTGTTGACTCGGTAAACGGACAAACGGGCGTTGTTGTATTGGATACGGGAGACATTGACGAGAACGGCAATCTCTACTTTACAGATGCACGGGTTGCAGCGAATAGCGCAGTCGCAGCAAACACCGCGAAGGTAGGTATCACTCCCACGCAAGCGAGCGAGATCACAGCCAACACGGCAAAGGTTGGGATCACTACTCAACAAGCGGACGATATAACAGCGAACAACGCGAAGACAGGCATCACGTCACAACAAGCCTCAGACATTACAGCGAACAACGCAAAGATTGCAACTGTCGTCGATGATACTTCACCACAACTCGGAGGCAACCTCGACGTTCAGGCTCGTGAGATAGACACGTCAACAACGAACGGAAACATTATTGTTGCTCCTAACGGAACAGGAGTTTTAGAAGTTAAGGGAGATACAAACGATGGAGCAATTCAACTCAATTGCAACCAGAATTTACACGGTGTTAAGATACAATCTCCCCCCCATTCAGCAGGAGCGACATACACTCTTGTTCTTCCCACTGATACAGGTACAAACGGACAAGCGTTAACAACTGACGGAGCGGGAACGCTGTCATTCTCAGACGTTGCAGTCGGTACAAAATACCACGATCGTTTTCAAACAGACGCTGAGACTTTCCGAAGCGGTGCTACAGCAACTGTTGAGCTGTACTATACGGCCAAAGCGGACGGAGACGGACTCGCAGAGGATGCAGAAAGCGACACCCCAACAGCGGGCAAGGTTATCAAAAGAAAGATATACTACTCAGAGGCTGCGTTCGCAGATCCCGATACAGGGACATGGGTTGAGTTTACGACACTCGCGGACGATATTACTTTCGCTAATGCAAAGGCGGCTCTTTTGGAGTATCTCAAAGCGAGGACGGGCGGCACAGTTCCAATCAGCTTAAAGCAAACGTGGGAAGAGGTAACAGCAGCGCCAGCGTTCACGGGGTTACTTAACGAGACGTATGGCAGCGGAGCAGAAGCCGCGTATTCAACGCGAAGGCTGAACGGCAACGTCACGGATTGCATGGTCATTCGCAGGGCATCGGATAGCACGACCACAACGATAGGCTTCGACGGTTCAGGAAACATAAGCGAGGCAGATATTATTTCGTTCTGCACGGGTACAAGCTGCACGGTCAGTTCTTGGCTTGACCAATCAGGAAACGACAACCACGCGACAACGACGGGAACTGAACCGATTATTTACACGGGTGGCGCAATTGTAAAGAATGAAGGGAAGGTTGCAATTGATTTCAACACCGCATATTCTCCGCTAAAATACACGGGGCAGGACCTTAATTTGTCTGCCGTTACTGCGACAATGGTAGGGCGGGAAATAAGTCAATCAGGTTCACAGGGTTGGGGTATAGTAATGCAAAGCGATAATAATGACGGCTTTCGCAATCATTATCAAGGTTCTGTAGTTAGAAACAGAACAACAGGCAGCAATAGAGACGTGAATATTACAGACGAAAGCCTTTTGCTGCAAAGGTTTTTGCATGATATTGCTAGTTCAACTTCATTAACCACAAGCACCTTTAACGGTGTGGCATCGGCTACAGGAGGCGGAAAAACGTTTTCCACAAACGGCTTGGATTTGGCAATTGGCGGCAGTACATACAGTGTTGTAGTATTTCGCGGCAATATGAATGAAGCAATTTTATTTGGAGTGGATAAATACACAAGCGGAGACATTGACGATGTACGGCAAAACATAGGCGACTACTTCACCCAAAACACGCCACTCCTCGACACGTACAGCGGTGCAGCGGCTGCGTATTCATTGCGACGGCTATCGAGTTCCTACGTTGGTTCAGCGGTAGAGGTTTACAACGGGAGTTCATACGCGGATATAGGGTTTAATGTATTCGGTGAATTGGATACGGTCGCACTCG